TATTTTTTAAAAAGAACTATATTTATATTAAAGAAAGAATAACGGAGAAAACTAAATGGCACAACTATTAGACCCAACAGAAGTAATGTTCACATCATTCGAACCGAAGATGTCGAACAGATTTATTATGTACATTGAGGGAATTCCTGCGTACCTAATAAAAGCCGCTAACAGACCAGAAATAACAAACGGAAAGGTTACAATTGACCACGTTAATGTTAGAAGATATGTAAAAGGAAGAAGTGAGTGGAGTGATTTAACAATTTCATTGTATGACCCAGTAGTACCATCAGCAGCACAAGCAGCTATGGAATGGGTAAGATTACACCACGAATCAGTAACGGGCCGTGATGGTTATTCTGATTTCTACAAAAAAGATATCACATTTAACAGTTTGGGTCCTGTTGGTGATAAAGTAGAAGAGTGGACACTTAAAGGAGCATTTATTCAAACAGCAAAGTTCTCAGATATGGACTATACTGGTGAAGATTTAGCAACTGTAGATTTAACACTTACATACGATTACGCAATACTACAATACTAATTACGGATTGTAATAAAAATTGACTATTGAGAAACCCTTACAGAAATGTGAGGGTTTTTTCGTTTAATTAATAATATTTACATATTTATATATGGTTAACCAATATTAAATAAGTTTTAAAACGAGAAACGTTATGAGTAAAGAAAAATTAACAGATGAATACCAAAGTAATCTTTCTAATGATGAAATGGTGGAGCTTGCTAAGAAACAATACGAAACAAAGCAAGTATCCGATTATAAATTTCCAACTGAAATAGTAGATTTACCATCTAAGGGATTAGTATATTCCAAAGAGAACCCATTATCATCAGGTAAAGTGGAAATGAAGTATATGACTGCAAAAGAAGAAGATATTCTTACAACACAATCATATATTAAAGATGGAACAGTATTAGATAGATTATTTCAATCACTAATATTAGGTAATGGAGATGGAACTCCAATCAAATACATAGATTTAACTACAGGTGATAAAAACGCAATTATGATTGCTGCCAGAGTATTAGGATATGGTAAAGATTACAAAGTAGAAATCCAAGACCCATTTTCAGATAATAAGCAAGAAGAGGTTATTGATTTAACTCAATTCGAAGCAGCTGATTATGATGGTAAGAATCAAACAGAATTACATAAGAATGAGTTTGAGTATGAACTACCTAAATCTAAAAGAAAAATTACCTTTATGGCAATGACTGAATCTAAAGAAAGAAAAGTCAAACACCAAATTAAAGATTTAGAAAAGAAACAAAGAAAACTTAAAGATGCTACATCAAGAGAACTAACTACAAGATTAAAGAATATGATTCTTTCAGTAGATGGTGAAAGTGATACGGCTACAATTAATAGTTTTGTAGATAACGAACTATTCGCAATAGATTCACAAGCTTTAAGAAATTACATTAACGAAGTAGTTCCAGATATGGACTTAAATTATGAATTTGTTTCAGAAGAAACAGGGGAAAGGAGAGAAATGCTACTGCCGATGGATGTTACCTTTTTTTGGCCTTCATCAAAGTTATAGAAAGCATTTACACTCTCACATTTTTGACCTCATCTATCATGGAAATGGTGGATTCAACTTTACGGATGTTTACAATATGCCGATATGGGTTCGCACATTCTACATCGGTAAAATAATTGAATTTAAGCAGGAAGAGAAGAAGATGAATGATAAAGAAATGAGAAAAGCTAAATCAAAATCACGAAGATAATGAAGAACCCAACTATTTGTTGGGTTTTTCTATATTTATAAACGAATAAAACTATTAAGGGAATACAATGGGAAAGAACATAATTGAAAAATTAGAAAAACGTGGTATGGACGAGGGTGGTATCAAATCATTCATTGGTTCTATTGTTAAAGCATATAAGACCAAACAATTAGATAAACTAACTAATGACCCAGAATACCAAAAAATTCTAAAAAAATATAAGATTAAACCTGTAGATTATAATAAAACCAATGATTTGGGTGATATGATGAAATCATTTGACAGACTAAAAAAATAGTAAATTAAAGGTTCATAGATGGCCAAGTATAATAAAGATACTCAACAACGAATAGATGCGATTACGCAGGAGAACACTCTCCAAGCAAACCTATCAGATATCTTAAAACAGAATTTAGATTTAAGAACTAAACAAGGTAAGGTTGGTAAGGATATTCTTGCATCTATGTCTGCACAAAAAGGAGCAGAGGCCAAACTTACTGTTCTTATGCAAGAGAAGCAGAAAGTTCTTGAAAATATACAAACATTAGGACAAGAACGAACAGACCAGTTGTTAGAAATGATTCAACATCAGGAAAAACTCTTAGAAACTGAAAAAGAACGTGAAAAGGTAAGTGAAGAAATCAAAAATATAGGACAGGATTTTGCTAAAGATTTAGGTTCAGCATTAGGAGTATCAAATGAATTAGTATCCGCTATTATGACATTATCTGCAGCCGCAATCGGATTAGTTATTCTTAAAGAAATAGCAGGATTTATTTCAGATGCAGTTGGTAGGATGAAAGACCTAACCAAAGAAACTGGTGCATCGGTTGGGCAAGCTATGGAATTGGAAGGTGCTATCAAAGGTGCACAACTATCCTTAAATCCATTTGTATATTCATATGAAGAAGTAGCCGAATCAGCAAAAGCACTCAGAGATGCAACAGGTCAAATAGTTCCAGATTCATCATTACTCGCTGATATTACAGAAGTAAACTCATTATTAAAAGATGCAGATAAAGCTCAATCATTAACTAGAACATTAAAAAATGCTGGGATTGATGCGGGTGAATTAACTGAATCAGTAAAAGATATTGGGGCAAGTTTAGGACAAGATGCTGGACCTGCTATGGAATACTTTGCAGATAACCAAGCATTAGTTAGAACTTTAACAAAAGAACAACTTAAACAAAGAGCCACAGAAGTAATCCAACTGAAGAAGATGGGTGTTGATATGAAAAAGATGAAAGATTTAGCATCTGAATCTTTGGATATCGAAAAATCTATGAAGGATGAAATGAAATTGAGAATGATGACCGGTAAGGATATCAGTTTCAATGGAATTAGAGCAGCACAAGCATCTGGTGATGCATTGGCTATGGCTAGAGAACAAAAGAAACTAATTGATTCGGTTGGACCATCATTAGGTAGTAATTTACAATTACAAAGACAAATATCAGATGCAACTGGATTATCAGTTGATGAAATGATGAATATGCAAAATGCAACCGCTGAGGCTGTTGCTAGTGGGGATGCATTAGCCGATGGACCTAAGGATGCTATGGGTACATTAGGTTCTGTTGCACAAATATTAGGTGCAATCGCAGCAGGTGCTTTAATTGTAGTAGGTATTTTAATGTTGTTTGGAAAAATACCAACACCTAAGTTTATGCAATCCAAAAAAGGTTCAAATCCTATAGCAAACTTTATTGGTAAGTTTGGAACTTCCGATGTTCTTAAAGGAGCGGCGGCGATGTTATTAGTTGCTGCTAGTATGTTCGTTATGGCACTTGCTATTTCTAAAATGCCAACCGAACCTGGTCCATACTTAGGAATGGCGGTTGGATTGGGATTAATGTTAGGAGCGCTTTATCTATTAGCTAAATTCCCAACTGCAGATTTATTAAAAGGAGCACTCGCATTAGCAGTAGTTGGTGTATCGTTGATTCCATTCGCATTCGCAATGAATCTGATTGGTGATATCAGTATCGGTGCAATCTTAGCAGTAGCAGCCGGAATCCTTATATTTACAGGAATTATAATGGGATTAGGTTTAGTGATGTTTAGTGGAATCGGTGCGATGATATTCGGAGCTGGTGTATTAGCGTTATTAGCATTAGGAGCTGCACTAATCGTATTAGGTGCAGGTGTAGTTTTATTTAATAAAGGAGTTGGTGGATTAGGAGATAATATTTCCTTATTTGTTGAAAAAATGGCTGAGTTAATCTCAATAGCTCCAACTATGTTGGGTGCAGTTGTTCCATTAGTAATGTTTGGAATAGCACTAATGCCATTCGCATTAGGTTTAGCTATGGCTGCTGTACCTATGATGGCATTTGGATTAGCTATGATTCCATTTGTTGCTGGTATGACCGCATTGAGTGGGGTAATGCCTATATTTGTAGATAGTGTTGCTAAATTAGGTGAACAAGTACCTAACTTAATCGCTATAGCTGGTGGATTCGGAGTATTTGCAGCATCACTTATGTTAACAACGGCTGCTATGATTCCATTCTTCCCAACATTTACACTTACAACATTAGGTATGTTAGCATTAGTACCAGCGATGTTATTAACTGCTGGTGCAACTGGAATATGGGCTCTATCATTATCAAGTTTATCAGATTCTATTCAAAGACTAATGCCAAACTTAACTGCATTTTTAGGAGTTATGCCAATGATGGCAGCTATGATTATGTTAGTTCCTGGTCTGATAGCACTATCTGCATCATTCTTAGTTCTATCAGCATCATTAGTGGCTCTAAGTGGTGGATTGGCAATAGTAACATTATTACTTCCAACTCTATTTGCTTTAGCATTCGCATTGCCTCTTATATCAAATGCATTAGGTGGTGGTGGTGATTCTGGTGGAGATGGTGGTGGTGAAGCTTCATCAATGGCAGAGGTAGTAGATGAGATTAAAGGATTACGACAAGATATACAAAATCAACCAATTATGATAAATGTAGATGGTAGAGTAGTGAGTGAAATAACAAAAGTTCAATCTAGAAAACTAAGTACCAGGTCAGCTGGATATTTTGGGGGATAATAAATGGCATTAAAAGATATGAAATCGGATTTATCTAAGTTTAGGATGCCAAAGAAAGAACCTTTGAAATCTAAAGAAAATCCTGGTGTAAATAAAAACTTAAATAAAACTCCTTTGAGTTCTATGGCAGAATCAGCCCCTAAGATTCCACGTTCTCAAACTACTACTAATAAAGAAGGTGTAAAACCTCAAAAAGTAAATCAAACTGAAAAGTTCAAAGGTGAAACATCACCAACTATTGTAAATCAAACTGAAAAGTTTAAAGGTGAAACATCACCTCAACCTATGGATACCTCAGAAAAGTTCAAAGGTGAAACAACTCCTAAACCAATGAGTTTAGAGGAAAGATATTTAGGTCAAACAGACCCAACAATGGTTAACCAATCAGAGAAGTTTAAAGGTGAAACATCACCAACACAAATGAACAATAAAGTTCAGTTCTTAGGTGAAACAACACCTAAAGAGGCAAATAATTCAGAACAATTTTTAGGTGAAACTACTCCAAATGAGATGAACAATCAATCTCAGTTCTTAGGTGAAACAACACCTACTGAAATGAATCCTCAAACGGGTGAAAGGTTCTTAGGTGAAACAACTCCAAATGAATCAGATAGAAGTTCTAAGTTCTTAGGTGAAACTACTCCTGTAGAATCAGATAGAAGTTCTAAGTTTTTGGGTGAGACTACTCCTACTGAAATGAATAACCAAAGCAATTTCTTAGGTGAAACTACTCCAAATGAGATGAACAATCAATCTCAGTTCTTAGGGGAAACAACTCCGATTCAAAAAGAATTAGAATCAAACTTTTTGGGCGAAACAACACCTAATAAAAAAGAATTAGAATCAAAATTTTTGGGTGAAACAACACCTAATAAAATGAACATTCCAAACGGAGAAAAAGAATTAGGTGAAACAACACCAACATCAGCAGCACCATCAACTCAGTTCTTAGGTGAAACAACACCATCAAAAGTAACTCAGGGTGATAAACCAAAAGGTGAAACATCACCATCTGATTTCACATTTAGTGGAAAGCTAGAAAACGAAGGTAAAGATTTTAAAGAAGTAAATAATCTTACAGATATACATGCAACTGGATTTAATTCTAGGTTTGGTGGAGTTGAGGCTAGTAAGTTTGTTGGTGTAAATCCTGATAATACTATATTTGATAGTGCAAACTCATTGTATTCAAATATTGATAAAAGTAAATTTACTTTAGGAAAAACATATGAGCAAGGATTCGATACAGCAGGTAGATTAAATTCAGGTCAAGAAGGATTTGGATTGGGTAAAGGACATGCACAAAGAAAATCCCCATCTTTCTTAGATGAGATGTATAGTAAATTTAATCTTAGAGAAGATGCATTCAATGCAGGGTTGGGGTTATTTAGACATCCACTTATTCTTAGAGGTATCCAACGAAAGAAAGTATCAAAAGGTGAACCACAAAATTGGGGCTTATTAGGATTTAACTACGATGAAGGTGCTATGAGGGGTGGTATTGTTACATCAACCGCTAGAGCATTAACTGATGTTATACGAATTGGAAAGTGGTTTGCATCTATTCCGGGTATTCTTTGGGGAGCAAAACAATTTGGAATGCAACGTTCTCAAAAATTTGGAAAAGTATGGACACCTGCTGGTATGTTAGCGGCTATTGGTGGACAGCATGTTGGATTAAAAGCACAACGACCTGGTCTAATACCATTAGTAGATGATACATTCCAATATCAAGATAATACTCTAAATATCGTAAAAGATAAATTAGAGACAATGTATAAAACTGATTTATTTTTACCAACCACATTAGTTGGAACTCCATTTGTAACTCAGACTGATGCTAAAGGTGGGTTCAACTCACTATATGGTATCAACATTATGGGTCCTGGTTTTACTACCAGAGGTGATAATACATTTAATAACGCTTCACAAAAAGAAGCTTCTTCTCGTAGTAATCATTATCAATGGTACACCCCAGTTGGTAGTCCATTTGAAGCGGGGCCTGCTGGTGGTGATGCATTTAACACATATGGTGATGATATACCATTAGATGCTGATGAAGCTGAAAACTTTGGGTTAGGTAAAAAATTAAAAGATGGTAATTACACTAAATATGATGATGCTAAAGTTAAAAAGTTTGATGATATATCAATTAAAACAAATGATAGCCCACATCCTTTACATAAATTAGATACATCAGATGTTATTAAACATTATGAAACAATGGCATATGGTGCACGACCTGATAGAGTGGCTGGTGATACTCAAATCAACGATTTTAGAAGTTTATTAACTGGTGTACAAAAGGAGATAGCTGATGATGCTGATTATTCCCAAAATAGTTTACAGAAAAAAATGCATGGGGGACAGAACCCAGCTGCTGGAACAATTTCGGATAGAAAAAAATATCCTGAGCTAAATAAAGGTTCAGAAAATTTCTCTAAAAATGTAGGAGAAAAGAGATGGGATGTTATAAATGCATTAGCACCACAAGATTCAAAATCAAATTTAAAAGATGATTTAGTTCGATTCTATATCCAACCATTTGGAAAAGATGATGGTAAATTTTATCAATTTAGAGGAACTGTAACAGGATTAACAGAAACATTCTCACCATCTTGGGATTCTGTAAAATTTAGTGGTAGAGCAGACCAAGGATACAAATATAATACGTTTGAAAGAAGTGTAACATTTAATTTCCAAATGTGGGCAACTTCTCGATATGAAATGAAACCTATATACGAAAAATTAGAAGCACTTTCAACATTTACAATGCCTGAATATCAAGGTTCAAAAGGATATCAAGGGATGTTAACTAAATTTACATTAGGTGATTTGTATGTAGATAAGATATCATTTATAGATTCATTAACGTACACATTTTCTGATGATGCACCTTGGGATGCTAATTTAGATAATTCAGATTTAGGTGTAATGCCTATGGGAGTTGATGTTGCGATAGGGTTTAAGGTATTAGATAAGAATAGACCTCAATACTTAGGACATGCTTATGATTTAAAGTGGAGAACTTAATATGCAAAACAGATACGAAAACATAAAAATAGTAAAAACCGAAGAAGGTAAAAGATTCAAAAAAACTATCAGATACCCTAAAATGGAAAAAACAGTAGATGATAAGTATATTATTGGTATGCAGGGAGATAGATTAGATAATCTTGCTTTTAAGTATTATGGGGATGCACGATTGTGGTGGATTTTAGCAAGAGCTAATTATTTAGGTAAAGGTGATTTATCAGTTCCAATTGGAGCACAAATAAGAATCCCATCGGAGCATTTAAGTATTATAGATGAGTATAATAGTTTAAACGAATAAAAAAAGTAAGTTATGGCTAATAGTTTTAATTTAACACCATCATTTAGTGGAACAGTTGAATCTTGTTTAAAAACAAGAAGTGCTTACATTCAAGGTAAAAAAGTAGGTACTCAATATAGACGTGATAGCGATGGGGCAATAGATTTTAATTATCGTAGATATGCATATTTCTATTTAAAATCTGAGAAATCAGGTAAAAAAGGAGATCTTGATGATACCACATCATTATTTGATACATACTCTAAAAGTGCTATAACAATTGGATTAGCACCATCTGGGGGTCATTTAGATTTATACGAAGATGATTCTGGTGTAAGAAGATTAAAACCTCAAATCACATCGGCTACCATAAATCAAGATGGTGGTGGTGATATATACAATTCATATCTAAAAGAAGTTGAAATACAATTTGTTTGTTACTCACTATCTCAATTAGAAAATATAGAAGAAAACTTTTTTCGATTAGGTGCTGAAGTTAAAATTTATTATGGGTGGTTAGACCCAATAAACGCAGCTGAAACGGGTGATGCTACAATGTCAGTTTACAATTTTGGATTTTCAATGGCAGCTGATGGTTCGTATAGTTGTAATATCAAAGGTTTAATAGGTGATGCATTTGGTGGAGCTACTCGAATGGGTGGTCTAATTAAATTAGGTGATGGTGAGGAAAAGGCATTAGGGGAAGAGGAATCAAATCCAGCAGATATATCAATGGCACTTATGGCGAAATATAAAACTGCATTTGGATTAGATTCAGATGAAGATGCATCGGATAGTGGAATAGATAATGGTGAAATAGAAGAAAAAACTGATAAGAGTGGTAAAGTAGACCTCTTTATGGCGGGTATTATGAATGTTGGTGAATCCGAATCCGTAATACCACTAATGGGTGATGACCCAATTAGAACACCATTTACTAATTTAAAATCTTTTGTATATTTAGCTAACCAATTATCAGGTGGTTCTGATAAGGAAACATTTAAGTTAAGTACAGATGCACGATATAAGAAAATAAGCCCAGTTAAAAGTACCTATGGTTCTGCAGACCCACGTAAATATATTTTACCAGGAGTATTTGCTGATTATGGTGAAGATAACGATTATGAATCCGTTCTTGGTAGTAAACCTACTGAAATAGGTGAGATATTAATTTCAATTAATGAGATAACAAGTATTGTAAAAGGTAAAGGTAGTACAGTAAATGACCAATTTCAACCACCAAAAGTGGTAGATATTTTAAAAGATTTATCAAATAGAATATCAAATGTAACAGGTGGGTTAGTTCAATTAGATGTAAAGCCGGAAGGTGCCGCAGAAGATACTACTGGGGTATATGTAATTCAAAATAAAGCGGAAATATTAAAAGACCAAGCAAAAAGTACACCTGCACCATTTATATTTACTACCATTGGAGAAAATTCTATGGTTAAGGATATAAGTATAGATACAGAGTTTGATGCGGATATAATGATGTTTATGACTGTAGGTAATGTTAAAAACGGAAACATTAATTTAGAAGCACTAAAAACAGTATATCCTAATATTCCTAATATACCTGTAGACGAAAAAACACAAGAAGCTACAGATGATGCAAAAGCTAAGAAAAATCCTTCAAAGCGGAGTATTGGTAAAGATGGGGTAGATGATGCAAAGGCAAATGGTATAGCGGCTACACTACGAAAGCTTGTTGCTGGTGAACCCGTAGATTCACCATCAGTTATATTACCATTTCAGTTAAAATTAGGAGTAACATTAGATGGTGTTGAGGGTATTAACTTTTTAGCACCTGTTACTGCGGATAGATTGCCAGCTAGATTTAGAAAAAATGTTAAATTCTTAGTAACTGCAGTAGAACATTCATTTGATGGTAATGGTGGTTGGACTACTAATTTGAAAACTGTAATGACAATGATGAAATAAGGTTAGTGATGTCTGAATTTAAAAGAAAAAGAATATATTATACAAAAGCTCAAATTAAAACAGGTTTAGTTACTGAAGGTGAAGAGTGGATGTTTATAGATGGTACAGAGTACATAGGACAGTACCATAGATACACTACCGATGAAGTATTCTCAGAAGCAAATTTCATAAAAGATAAATCCCGTAAGCTAATACCATATGTACCATCAATTAGTGAACAAACTGAATCAAATACATTTTCGGGTGGTATTGTATTGGATGTTGCTAAAAACTTTGAATATGATTCAATAAAAAAAGTAGATTTTAAAAAATCAAAAATACCAAATGATTTTAGAGCAACACCTACCGATAAAGATATTAAGAGAGGGTATATGGAAAGATACTTCGCTCATAAAGTTAATGATGATATCATAATTGAGATAGATAAAAAAGGATATTCTGATGTTGGTAAAGATGGTGGTTTAGATAAGTACTTATGGGAGAAGTTTAAGATAAGATGGAAAATATCAGGACCATCAAATGATTTGGTAAACACTAAAAGTGGTATCACAACAGAATCTGGTGTTATAGATACAAATCTAAGAACTTTAACATTATTAGCAGAAAGATTCCCAGATATAGTAGATTTTCTCATTGATTTAGAAGAACATAGAGTTTTTAACGAATATTCATAAAAATTTAACAATTTCTTAACATTAAAAATTTGGATAATCCAAAAAGTATTCGTATATTAGTACTGTTAATGAGTGAGAGTTTAATCAAAGTTAAAAAATAAAAAATGAATAAAATTAAAGAGTTTGAAAAGAGTATTGAGGGTGTAAAGTTCACTCCGGCTCAAAAAAAGATTGTTGATTACATCCTTAGAGGTTGGGAAATCAAAGTTGTTAATAAACACCGAATGAATGGTGGTGAAATGATGTGGAAAACCCCAAATTCAGATTACTTAGAGCATGCT